GCCATTTTCTTCAGACTTTGCGCCTTGCTGATCGGGATGATCCATCTTCTTCACATCTCGATTCTGATCTTCCCCGCCCGCTTCGAGAGCCAACTGCGCTGCGGAATCGTGGGCTTCTTTTGCAGAGCCATGCGATACCACATCCGAGGTGCCGTCTTCACGCCTAGAGGTGACTGTGTGTTTGTTACCGGCGTGATCATGAATGAAATGCACGGCAACGACTGGACTAGTAGCTTTTGCTACGTCTGCCGAAGTCGAACCTTCTTCTTTTGGGGTAGATTCTACTTCCGGCTGCTCGCCAGCATGGTACGCGTCGAATCTCTTGCCGCGAAATGCGGAGCCGAATGCGCGATTAGGTTCTGATTTTGATTGATACATGTTTTCTCCTTACGCCAATTTCGGCATGCTGAAGCCATCTGCTTCAGGTGCTGGTGCTGCAGATGCCTCTGCGGGCTGTTGCTCTCCACCTGCCAATGCAGATGCTGCATCGTGGGCTTCTTTTGCGCTAGCGTGCTCGGACTCGTGCACATGCCCATCAGCGTGTGTGCTGATGACATGGTGCTTCTTAGCTTTGTGGTCGTGTGCAATGTGCACAGTATTCGCTGGTCCGTGCTGGGCCGCGACTGCCTTAGGGTCTTCCTGCATCGGCTTCTGTTCCTGCTCGGCAGGTTCCTGTTCCATTGCTGGGGCTGGCTTGTTTTCTGCAGGGCTAGTTGCTCCCATCACCTGTGCTGCTTTGTCATGCTCGGAATCCCTGCGCTTCGCAACGAACTTCGACCCGAACGATTTCCCGTCCTTCGATTGAAATGCCATTATAGTCTCCTAGTTTACAGAATTTCTTCCAGCCGCTTTATAACGGCACTTTTTGTTTTTTCCACGTAATCTTTGCTCTCCATGCAGGTAGGAACCCAACCCGCTCGTTGAGAGAGGGATTCCTTGGATTCGTAGTTGCATGAAATCTTGTATCCGTTCTCAACAACACAGATAGATACGTGACACACTTCTTGCTTCTTTTCGTCTGCCATTGCTTACTCCTTGGAAGCTGCAGCGGCAGCTTTCTCTTCTTCAATTTCTTTACGCATTTGTTCGTTGTGCTGTTCCTGAACCATTTCCCATTTGGACTTCGTTGGCCCGATGTCGTTAAAACTGAAAGTCGGCTTGACAGGCTTCACATACGAGGCAACCTCAGCTCCCATACGCGAGCTATGAGGCATGATCGTAGCCTCGTAGACTGCTATCTTAGATTGCTGCCTTTGGATGTCTTCGCTCAAGGTGGCTATGGTACGGTCTTTGTCTTGCAGTCGTTGGTCCATGTCGGTTCGAAGGCGTAGGAGGTCCAGTTCAAGTTGTGCAATTAGGCGCGATCCGAACAACTCCCTGAGGAATTGCCTTATGCGTGCCCCAAAGGTTTCATTTTCCATTCTGAGTCCTTCCTATCTAAGGAAAAGTGGTATACTTTTTCTTAACCCAAACCACACTTGCCTTGCCACACAGGGATTTCTTTCTGAACGAATACTGAGCTGCGCTTTTCTCTCTCACTCGCCATCTTCAGCAGATAGAAGTGAGCAGCCAGAGGATCTGTTTTGGCGAGGGTCCTTCCGTAATCGTCAATCGTATCTTCTTCTGGCTTCTTTCGGGCCGAATACATCCCGTACAAACCGTAGCGGAACGCGTCGTAGCAGTCGTCACCTCTCGTATCGACTTTGAGAACGTCGTCCATGTTGTCTGGGTCACGCATCAAAGACGGTATGGAGAGAATGATGTCTCTGCACGTATCGAGGATGACGAGATCACCATTCTTGAACATGTTGTACATCAACGATGCACCGCCGACACGATCAGGGTTCGCTCGGGATACTGAGGGAAGCCCAACTTCACGGTATTCTTTCGATATTTCGTCAGCCGGTGAGTGCTGTGTAACTTGCCTTGAAAACTTTTCATGCGAGAAGAAGATAGCCTTAGGCTTTATGAACTTCTTCTCAGGGTCACTCGGCATTTTACACATGTTCCTGAACATAGTGGCCCACTCTTTGTGAGTCTTGCCGCCCTGCATGACTGTTTCTCTGAAGCAAACCGTCTTAAGTTTGTATTCTGTGCCAATCGTACGAACCATAGCGCGGGTAAATAAATACGCCGCGTTGTAGTGGCCACCCATCGACCAGTCTTGTGATCCCCAAACAGGTTGCCAAGATTGCCAGACAATTGCTTCTGGGTCTTCGCGGAGGTCTATAACGTGTTCGAACGGGTCGAAACAATCGAAATACTGACCTTCAACTGCACCGTCCAAGCCTAACAGGAGTTTATCCCGCTTTGCCTTCGGCATGCTGTTCAGACGTGCAATGATATTCGGGTCGCGTTTCAGCAGCTCAGGGTTGTCCATTACTGTCGAACGCTGACAGGCGTAATCTGCGGGGTTATAAACGCAATGCCAATTTCCGCTCTCCTGCACCCACCATGTCCCGTTAGTTTCGTCCTTGCGTGCGCCTTCAGGCTTTTCCCAAGGCTCTTTCTGCACGAACACCGTACGGTAGTACTCGTAGTATGGGCCAAGCGGGTTCGTACAACCGGCGATACATGACAGAGGCATGTTTCCGTTCACATCTGCTTTGCAAGATGCGTTCACAGTGTTACGTGAGAATAACATCATCCATGCATCGGGAGAAAACTGTCCAGCCTCATCAACCAGAATTGCTGGGTACGCTTGACCGAGGTATTGCTCGATGTCGCGCATCTTGTTGTTCTGGCAGTGACCGAAGACCACGCGCGATCCATTCACAAATGTCGCTACGTGTTTTGTCTGGTCATACAAGTAAAGTTCTTTTGGAACGAATGTCTTAAAGTCCGCAATCGCCCCACTCTCTAGCTCCTTAAACGTCCTTCTCAACACTAGAATATCACAACCTTCGTAGGCAAGAGTGTAATTCATGACAAAGTACATCAACCATCCTACGGTCTTACCAGAGCGTATACCGCCGACACTCAAACACTGCGGAGCCAGAGCACGTACATATGGTACTCCGTTTACAGTTCGCATTTCCAAAAGTTCGGTTTGTTTTGGTTGATGGCGGAATATTTTTGAAATTTCTAAAGTGCCGTCTGCATTCAAGTACGCCGGACGTGCACTTTCTTCCTTCACCACTTTTTTTGCCATAAACCTGAGTCCTTACTCTTTATTTTCGATGATCTCTGCGTCGATGAACGAGGGCTTCAGTGCTGGCTTGGGCTTCTCCTCGGTAATCTGTTTGTTCACCATCTCGGATGGTGCAGTCAAGACTACAACCTTCACGCCTTGAGTCTGCATTGCTTCAATCTCTTCTTCACTCTTGGATGGTGCACCGTATGCTCTCAGGCATAGCTCTTTGAACGCCTGAACTGATGCCATGGCACACTTCGCATCCATCACTGTAAGATATGACCCATCGTCCATTTCTATCGGATGCCCGAGTTTGTCTAGCACGAGTTGGTGTGGGGAGGTAGATGCGATCAACACCATGTTGTCGAACATCTCCCTGAATCTGCTCTCAGAACCTTTTGTGATCTTGCCGTCTTCCCCAGCTACGGGAATATTCAGCAAGTTGCGCATAAGCCGGGTAACGTCTGCCGTCTTAGGCATCGTTTTGGGAGAGCGCACGAACTTTCCACCTTCACCCCTAAACACTTTTACTGGGGCATGAGATTCGTGATGTATGATCATCTCTTCGGAAGGCTTAGCCGGAGATTTTTTCTCCGGCTGTCCCTCGGTCTTCACTTCTGAGTCTTCTGCCATTACAACTCCTTACTTTTTGCGGAACAAAAGGGATACGTTATCAAAAACATATTCCGATGGTGAAATCAAATACTTCTTGGTCAAGTCTTCAACAATCTTCGTGAAGTCTGCCTGAGCTTTTTGTGTGGCTTGGCTAAGGCTCTGAATCTGTCCCTGCGCCTTCAGGTACACGACTTCGATCTCGCGGATAGCGAGCTTTTCTTCAGCAGTCAAGGTGACAATGGCTTGCTTCACTTCCGCCTTGACTTCTTCGACAACTTTTTTGACCTCGGCAATGACTTCGCCTTCAACCTTGACCACTTCTGCTTCCACTGCCTTCACTTCTGTTTCAACCGACATGTTCTGAGTCTCCTCTTGTTTTGGGTTAAAAAATTGTGAGTCCTCTCACGAGGGCTCCTTTCTTGAAAATTCCTCGATCCCCGATATGTTGCCTCCAACCTTCAAAGACTGGACCATGCGCATCCTTCAACTCTGAGGCTATATGACACATTTCATGAGAAAGTGTCAACAGTCTGGAGGAAATTGGCTTACACATTTTTCTGCTGAGCACAATCACGTAGTCATGGTAATTATCGTTGGCCTTGTCTGCCCATCCAAAGAACTTGTCCTCACAGTTTACGCCTTGCTCTCCGTCATCCTCTTCGTTTGTCCAGCGCACACATACGTTGTTGGTGAGTTGATTGTCAAAAAAACGCTTGTTGATTTTCTTATACCAACGCTTCAGAACAGGGTCCGACCGCATTGTCTTTCTCCAAGTCCACCGCGCGTATCCCGCGCATTCGAACAAGGTATTTATGGCGCAAAAAAAGCCCAAGCGCTTTTTAGGCACTTAGGCTGGTATGAACTATGTATGAATCTTAGTAAACGCTTTTGCCG